GCCGCGTCAGATCCTTGGTTATAACCGGTTTCTAGGGCTGACTTCTTAAGAAGTTCACCCCTTAGAGACTCGGGGAAACTAAGGTACCTGATTAGACAGTCCCTAGATATAAACCCTTCAATCTTGAAGATGTTTATATTTTGAGCGCTGTTTAGGATTGCGATATAACTTGCGAAACGAAGTGTCTGTCTACTTACGTATTCAGCCATCTTTGTTCGCAGGTTTATCGTTTTCTTGAGGTAATCGACAACAAGTACCGGGGGCAGGAGACCAATACCTCATCTTCTATTAACTTCATTTAGGCAGGCTCCAAGGTCAACGTACCGACCTTGTGCTTGTTTAAATGAGTTAAGAGGAAAAGGAGTGATTTCCTCACCATGCCTAAACCATCTCTTGGCGAATTCAAATGTGTCATCTGATACATGAGTTTTCGTTTCAGAAATTGGTACATCGAGAATCTTTAGGATTCCCTTGTACAGTTCGGCCCCCTGATCACCTCGGATCACCACATCATCTCCCAGGATGCAATATCTTGTTCCTTTGTGAACAGACTTTACATATTGGAGGATCATATGGTGGGCAAAACTGAATACTGCTCATGAACTATATGCCCCTATTGGTTGACCAGTTCGGTAACGTACTGATTGACCAGTGGGTGTAATAAATTCATAACCAGTTATCAGGTCTTGCCAGGAATCTGCTACAACTTCACCGAAGTAGGCTGCTACACATTCTCTTTGGATAACCATCGGGAATCTGTCAGTAGCACTACTAAGGTCGAAGCTGTAATACTTTCCTTTTCCTTTTGATAGCCAGTCCACAACGTTGAGGTTATGGTATGTTGCATCACCAGGCAGTCTCTTAAGTTTATCCATAAAGAAATCATGGTAAACCTTAAGAACTGTTTGTGATCACCAATCTATCATAGCGATGACTCTCGTTTTACCTTCTTTATCTTCAATAGCTGCGATTTTCCTATAGACCAGAGCCTTCCCAAGCTTTGGTGCTGTAGAGTCCATCTTAGCTATGAAAGCAGAGAAGGTAAGACCTCCAAGTACAGTAACACTCTGCCTGAGCCTCAGAGGTAGGCTACCCATTAGTTCATGCGCTGTTGCCAGAGCAGGACCTGATGGACCTATCTTTGTGGTCCAGT